GTGTGGCGCACAAACCTACAGTGTAGAGTTACACTGCCCTGGGAGAGGCATTAAACCTCCCTAATAGCCTTGGTAGAAGGCTTTAAACTCTACCGGTTAGGGTGTGTGTCCCTTAAACACACGGTTTTGTCAAACTATAAATGATGCAGGAGTGCACCTGTTAAAACATTTAAGATGTGGTCTAATTAGCCCTCTTATCTCAAAACTAATTTCTAACAATAAACAAGGTTTGGTAGTTTCCTGTGAACGAAACTCCGGTAGTGTTGCAAAACCATATTTGCAGCGGTGCGATCTATACCAAATAGATCAAAATTGGTCAGTCCAAGCTCAATCCATTATCCCTGGTGGTGGAGGAGCAAGTGGCATGACCGACCAAGGTACTTTAGAATTTATGGATGAATCCGAAGGACTTAAAGTAGGGATTAACCGTGGTTATGATGGAGTTTCAGGACAAGATCAAACTGTAGGAACAGATTTATCTGAATTTCTAAAGCGCCCGGTTAAAATTGGTACATTTCAATGGGCTGACGCTGATCCTGTGGGAACAGTGAACACTTTTGATCCTTGGAGTTTATTCTGGAATGATACTCGCGTGAAGTATAAAGTTAACAACTTTGCCTTCATGCAATGTAAATTAAAGGTTAAAGTTCTCATCAATGCTTCTCCATTTTATTATGGTGCTATGATTGGATCATATTTACCTGTACCTGGAATTACTCCTTCTACTATTCAAGTGGACACAGGAACTAAATATTTTATTCCTACGTCACAACGACCTCATATGTGGATTTACCCTCAAGGTAATAAAGCAGATGAGATGACTTTACCATGGTTTTATCATAAGAATTTTGTTAACTTACAATCTGCTGCTGATATGGCTACGTTGGGACAGTTAAAATTTATCAACTACACTGATTTAGCATCTGCTAATGGAGCAGTTGGTACTGGTGTTACTGTTCAAATCTATGCTTGGGCTGAAGATGTCAAATTGTCAGGTCCATCTATTGAGTTGGCTATGCAAGGTGACGAATATGGTAACGGCGTTGTGTCAGCACCTGCTAGTGCTATCGCATCGGCTGCATCCTGGTTCGAAGACATTCCTCTCATTGGTCCTTTTGCTACGGCCACAAGGATAGGTGCTTCAGCTGTGTCTGCTATAGCCTCCTTGTTTGGTTTTACAAATGTACCAGTAATATCAGATACGACTAGTGTTCGACCCTCAGCCTACCCTCAACTAGCCACTACAAGTATTGGATTTCCTTACGAAAAGCTGACTATCGACCCTAAGAATGAACTTACTGTTGACCCGTCTATATTAGGTTTACCTTCTGACGACGAGTTAATTATTTCGTCATTAGTACAAAAAGAATCATACCTGTGTACTACTACATGGACTGGTGTGAATTCCGTAGAAGACTTACTCTTCACATGTCGTGTTAATCCTATCTTGTATGATACTGATGGTGCTGTCAATAGGAAGATTTATATGACTCCTTTGTGTTGGGTGGCTAACCTTTTTAAAGGATGGCGCGGTGATATTATATTTAGATTTAAATTCATCGCTTCACCCTATCACAAAGGTCGTGTACGCATCTCCTATGATCCTTCTGGAACTGCGGCTCACAATATCATTAGTGACGCTACGTCTTCTAACGTAGTGTTCACAAAGATTGTGGATCTTGGAGAAGAATCTGATGTGGAACTGAGAATTCCATACCAACAAGCTACCGCTTTTCTTCAAGTGAGAAACGATCTTACCACAGCATCTGTGCCTTATTCTACTGGCTTAGGCCCGTCGTTTACGTACAATCCTATTTTGGACAATGGTACTATCACTATGAGAGTGAATACCACACTGACTTCACCTGTTGCTGCTGCAACTATTCCTGTCATGATTTTTGTACGTGGTGCTGATAACTTCGAATTTGGCAATCCTAGTGACATTCTCCAAGGTAGCTATTCCATGTTTGCGCCTCAGGCAGATGTATATGGCACTCCCACATCCTTGGTTGCTGGAACTCCTTCTGGTGCTACATCAGATAGATTTCTTGTCAATTATGGTGAGTGTGTTAAATCTCTGCGTTTGCTTATGCGACGCTCTGGTCTTTCTGCAGTCTATGGATCAACTACTGATGTAGTTTCAGCTCATCGTATGCAACTCATTCGTATGAGTAAGATCCCTATGTATCCAGGCTATGATCCTGCTGGTATTAACACAGCAGCGAAGATAGTTGGTGTTGGTAATGCTCCATACAATTTTGTGC